TTTTATTTTAAAATGGCACAGAAGTTAAATTTTAGGATTTATAGACAATTTTAATATCCTCTGTAGCCCGTTGAGGGGGGCGTGACAAGTCAAGACCAGCATTTAGTTCTGACATATCGATGGCAGTATTTGGTTCACTTAATAGGACTATGTATGAGACTTTAACCTCTACGCGTAGGTCAGGTAATCGAGTACCCGTTAAACCGTACCCTTTAGAGTCACCAGGTAGGAAAGCAATGTTGATAAAGTCTTTTTCTGTGGGATCGGTGTCTAGCCAGAAGGTATTATGAAGACCTACCCCGATACCTGCGTTTTGTTTTTTGAAAGAATAGTTCATAGAGATGCTACCACCGCGAGGGTTGCCATGGTGGTTTGTGTATAAGTTACAAGTTTTCATACCAACAGTTTGTGAAACTATTTCACTATTGAAAGTTTGTGAGATTGCTTTACCAATCATATTACCACCACGGGTGTTATTTTGGACGCACATTTTTATCGTATCTTGAGAGTGGTCTGCCGTTACCGCCCCAGCGGGACATGGTATAGCAGTAACTGTAACTCTACAAGATAATGCCTGAGCATTTAAATATGAGCCCGTTGCCGAGGAAGTAGGTGCCTTGTTGGTTAACCATTGAGATAAACCAGCAACTGCGGCACCTTTTCCGTCCAGAGAGTTTGAATCCCAAGTGCCTTGGGTAGTATGAATTAATTTACGTGGATTATTAGCAGCTATTTCCAATACTGGACAGTATGCTGCCGTTACACCCACATCGTCATGGACTATGAATGAACGGTAACCACTAAATTTTACAAGCCTATTTTTAGGCATATAAGTAGCATTTTGTATTTGACGAGGAAAAGAAACAATTTTGTTCTTTTTCTTTCCTCGATAATTCTTTTTATTCTTTCTAGGAGGCATTTTATTTTTATTATTAGATTTTTATTTTGTTAATTAAACAGTTTAAAGATTAGATTTATTATCTAATTAAATTATTATCCAAAGATGTCGAGGTTTAGGAGGTTTTGTCTAACTTGGAATAATTACACTGAAGATTCACTTGAAACGATTACCACGACGGGGCATTCGTATATTATAGTTGGTAAGGAAAAGGGGGAGCAAGGCACCCCACACTATCAAATTTATGTTGAATACTCTAACGGAAGAACTTTTAAGAGTATTGTTAACCTTTTTAAAAAAAAGGCACACATTGAAGTTGCTAAGGCGGACGCAGAAAAGAATCGCGAGTATTGTTCCAAACAGGAGATTCTATATGAAGATGGGACACCCAATAAACAAGGTAGAAGGAATGACCTGAAAGATTTAAAAAAATCTATCGAGGAAGGCAAGAATATCAGATCAATGCTAGATGAAGATATTATATCGTCGTATCAAGGTTTAAGATGTTCTGAATTATTAATGAAATATTGTGAGCCTGCTAGGAAAGTAAAACCGAAATTAATTTGGTTATACGGACCTACAGGCACAGGGAAAACAGAATGGGCGCACAAAAATTATTCTAATTTATATTCTCCACTCAGTTTTAAATGGTTTGACGGGTATGACGGTCATACAGCAGTGCTTATTGACGATTTTAGACCCGATTGGTGTAGTTTTTCTGACTTATTGAAGTTTACAGATAGGTATGCTTTTAGGGTTGAATGTAAAGGCGGCAGTAGACAGTTCCTTGCAGAAACTATCATATTTACAGCGCCTTTTCACCCAAGCGAGGCATATGATACATTAGAAGACGTAAATCAGTTAATTAGGAGATTTGATGAAATCACAAAATGTGTAAAAAAGTAAAATGGCACAGAAGTCAAGGAGGTAATAGTAGACTCCTTGACTTATGATTATGGGCTCTGCCCAAACCCGCGCTTTCCAGCGGGGACCGGGATGGAAGGGGCGCGTAATCTGCGCTCTGTAATTTTGATTTTTATATTTTTTATTTTAAAATGGCACAGAAGTTAAATTTTAGGATTTATAGACAATTTTAATATCCTCTGTAGCCCGTTGAGGGGGGCGTGACAAGTC